TTGTCCGTTCAAATAGATTAATTGATGAGTTGTTTGTATTTATATATAATAACAATAAAGCTGAAGCGATGCAGGGATATAACGATGATTTAGTTATGAGTTTTGCTTTGACTCTTTGGGTAAGAGATACTGCATTAAGGTTGAGAAATGAAGGAATAGAACTAACTAAAAGAACTTTAAGTGGTGTAACATCACAGATGATACCACAAAAACCAACCAATCAAACGAACTCTTGGGAAATAGAAGTAGGACCCAACGGAGAAAAAGAATCGTTAGATTGGTTACTTAACTAAGAGGCATAAAAATGGCAGATAAAGATTTATTTTCGAGACTAAAACGACTATTTTCTACGAATACAATTGTTCGTAATATTGGTGGAAGAAAGTTAAAGATTGTAGACACAGGACAATTACAATCTAATGTACAGACTAATTTAGTTGATAGATATAGTAAGTTGTATTCTAATATGCAACAATATGGTTACAATGACCAACTATATCAACAACAACTTCGTTTAGGATTATTTAGGGATTATGAATCAATGGATAGTGATTCCATAATCGCCTCTGCATTAGATATCTATTCTGATGAATCTACTATGAAAAACGAGTATGGTAAGGTATTGGATATTACAACAGATAATGACCAGATTCATGACATACTCCATAACCTATTTTATGATATCTTAAACATAGAGTTTAATCTATGGCCTTGGGTTCGTAATATGAACAAGTATGGTGATTTCTTTTTACAATTAGAGATTACTGATAAGTATGGTATCACAAATGTAACTCCTATGTCTGCTTATGATGTGGCTAGAATGGAAGGACACCAGCCCGATAATCCACAAATGGTTCAGTTTATGCTAACACCACAGGGTGATAGTAGTAGACACTCAGCTAAACAGAAAGACCCAAAGACATTTGAGAACTATGAGGTAGCTCACTTCAGATTACTTTCAGATTCTAATTATGTACCTTATGGTCGTTCTATGTTAGAGGGTGGTAGAAAGGTGTGGAAACAATTAACTCTTATGGAAGATGCTATGTTGATTCATAGGATTATGAGAGCTCCTGAAAAAAGAGTATTTAAATTAGACATTGGTAATATACCACCAGCTGAAGTTGATAACTTTATGCAACAAACAATTAATAAGATGAAGAAGGCTCCTGTTATCGATGAGAAGACAGGTGACTATAATCTTCGTTACAACATCCAAAACCTTACAGAAGATTTCTTTTTACCGGTAAGGGGTGGAGATAGTGGAACTAACATCGAATCACTTAGTGGTTTAGACTATGATGCTGTTGACGATATTGAATATTTAAGAAACAGACTTATGGCTTCTCTGAGAGTTCCAAAGGCTTTCTTAGGATATGAAGAAGGATTGGGTTCTAAAGCTACGTTGGCTGCTGAAGATGTAAGGTTTGCTAGAACAATCGAAAGAATACAGAGAATTGTAGTTAGTGAGTTGACTAAGATTGCTGTAGTTCATCTGTATGCTCAAGGTTATCGTGACCAAGAGTTGGTAAACTTTGACTTAAAACTTACCAATCCATCTACTATATACGAGCAAGAAAAGCTTGAATTGTGGAATCAAAAAGCTTCTTTAGCAGACTCTATGATAAGAGATGGTTTGATGTCAACAGAATGGATTTACAAAAATGTGTTTGGCTTTAGTGACGAAGAAATGAAAGAGAACGATGACCAAATAATTTTTGATTACAAAAACAAGTTTAGAAGACAACAGATTGAAGCTGAGGGTAACGATCCTGCTAAAAGTGGTCAGTCACAAGGTACACCATCTGATTTAGCTATGGGTAGAACAGGTCATGAGTTAGAAGATGAGGGTGGTTCGGAAAAAGGTGGACAACCAGGTGCTGGAAGACCAAAGGAAGCTAACAAATATGGTAAGGATAGTGGAGCTAGAGGTAGAGATCCATTAGGAGCACATGATAAGAAGATGGCTCATGGTGCTGTAGCAACACATCACTATGAAAATCTGTTTAAACATTTAGGTAAAAACGCGAAGACACTACTTTCTGAGTCAAGTGAGTTGGAAAATGAATATAAATCAGAAGTATCTTCCCTTAATACTAAGAAAAATTAAGTTATCATATATTTATATATGAAGAATTATATAAACGATTGGAGTATAATATGAGTTCAAAGACAAAACACTCAAAGATCCGTAATACTGGTATCTTATTTGAGTTGTTGACAAGACAAATTACAGTTGATGTCCTTAATAATGATAAAAAAGGTTCAGCGGCTAATATATTAAAGGAGTTTTTCAATAATAAGACTCAATTAGGAAAAGAGTATGAATTGTATAGAGTTTTGACTGTAGAAAATTATACATCTGAAATAAAAGCTAATCATTTAGTAGATGCTGTAGTAAAGGCTCGTCAAAAACTAAATGGTTCTCAATTAAAAAGAGAAAAATACAATCTAATTAAAGAAATAAAGAAGACTTATAATATAAATGACTTCTTTATGGCTAGGATTCCAAATTATAAAGTAAATGCTTCAATATTTAAAGTCTTTGATTCTAATACTGATGGAAATCCAGCGTCTGAAGTAGATAGTAGGTTCACAATCGTAGAGCATGTAACAAGAAAACAGATTTCTAACAAAAAAGAAGACAAGAAACTTGTTGAGGGCTACAAAAAGCAAGAAAAAGACTTGAGATTACTTGCTTATGGTATATTAGTCGAAAAATTTAACAAAAAGTACAGTTCTTTAAGTAAATCACAGAAAAAACTACTTAAAGAGTACATAAATAACATTTCTAACACCAATTCTCTTAAAGAGTTCGTAGAAACTGAAACAATTAAGGTAAAATCTAAACTCCAATCGTTTTTACCTAAAGTTAGTGATAAAGTTACTAAGATTAAGCTTCAAGAAGCTATTAATCAAGCAGAAACTCTTATGAAGGGAAGAATTGTTGAAGATAAACAAGTAGTTACGCTAATGAGGTATTATCAATTAGTTAAGGAGCTTGAAAATGTCTAAAATGGATAAACTCAAAGAGATAATCAGAGAGTTAATCAAAAGGGAACTTGATGAGGCTTCTACTTCAGCTGCCACACCAGGTTACCAAACACCTTACGCATTTAGTGGTGGTAGAAGTAAAGATAAGAAGAAAAAGAAGAAGATAGCTACAAACTCTACTGGATACAGTAAGGTAAATGAGGGTAAGTATCACGATTATAGAAATGACGATACTTTATCACCAAAACAAAAAATTGGTCGTTCAATGAGAGAGATTAGAGATAGTCTTAACGAATTGAACAAGTTAGTAAAGATGAATGTTCGTCTTAAAAATGAATTAAAAGTTGATTCTAGGTCATATTGGAAAAATACACATAAGGCTTTAAATAAAATAAGTGAGAGGTTAGTAAAACTAGCAAACAAAGTTGGTCAATTACAGTAGCTTCGCTATGGCGTTTGAAGACAAAAAGAAATCCTATATGGATACTCTTTTTAGTATTTCGACTCTGTTAAAAAGATGGCAGGTTGAGATACAAAGAAAAGATGTAGATAAGACTTATATGTTAAGAAGACTTGGACAATGGATAGAACAGTTGGAAAGTCTTAAACATGAAATAATGATGGAGAAAGATTAATGATATCACTATTAGAAATAGCACATAGTATGAATGAGGCTGATGACGATAAGTATGTATCTATCGGTTTTGGTAGGTTCAAACTTAAAGGTAAGGAAGATGACGATGATGCTGATGTCTATGCAAAAACCGACTCTGGTGAGTATGTAAAATCTGCTGACCAAGAGAGTGATGACGATGGTGGTGAAAAAGACAAACCAGAACCACAGGGTAGTAAGTTAAGTGGTAGTGATTTTGAAAGAGATAGTAGTGACAACGAAGAAAGTGATGATGTAGAAATATCAGATGCTAACTCTGGTCCTATCGATACGGATGATATTATGGACATGTTAAAAAATGATTCTGAAGTTGTTGATAAGATGGGCGATGATGTGTATTGGGATGGTATGGATTTAGTTAGTTCAAAGTATGATGATGATACAATAGCATCTATACCTGATGATGCTGATATGACTTTAGGAGATTTGAAAAAACAAATAATGGATTACGAAGAAGAACAAGACGAATCAATCAAAGTAATCGATGGAAAAAAATATAAAGCAATAAAGGAATCAAAAAAGAATCCTCGTATATTAAAAGAAATTTATGAGAGAACATTTAGGAGTTTAAAATGAAACAATTAATCGTAGACTATTTACCATTTGAGGTAGGGCCTGACCAGATAAACGAGGCTATGAAAGAGAACAACGGAAAGTTAGTTGTTAAGGGTGTTCTACAAAGAGCAGATACCAAAAATCAAAATGGTAGGGTATATCCAAGAGAAATTTTAATGCGTGAAGCAAAGAAGTATTCCGATGGATTCGTAAAACAAAAAAGAGCTATGGGAGAACTTGACCATCCTGAATCATCTGTTGTGAACTTACAAAATGTATCACATAACATTACAGATATGAACTTCAATGGTGATGACCTAGTTGGTACAGTAGAAATACTTACAACTCCAAGTGGTAACATACTAAGAGAATTATTTAAGAATGGAATTAAACTAGGTATCTCTTCTCGTGGTATGGGTTCGGTTGAATCTGTTAATGAGGGAGAGACACAACAGGTTGGTGATGACTTTGAACTTATTGCTTTTGACTTTGTTTCTAATCCGTCTACACATGGTGCTTTCCTATATCCAATGAATGAGAGTGTTGATAACAATATTTCAGTTCGTGATACTAAGTATGGTAAAGTAGAAGCAGTCATTAACGATATAATGAGAGGCTAATGTCAAAAAAGAGAGACTATAAAGATGAGTATAAGAAATTTCAATCTTCTACAAAGTCTAAAAAGTATAGGGCAGAATTAAATAAGTACAATCGTAAGAAAGGTACTTATGGAAATGGTGATGGCAAAGACGCCTCACACAAAGGGGGAAAGATAGTGGGATTCGAATCACAATCTAAAAACAGAGGAAGAGCTGAAAAGAGTCGTTTAAAGAAAGAGGCTGTTCTAAATGAAAATCCAGCAGTGATTGCAACTGCAGCTCGTATGGCTATACAAAATGCTAAGGGTAAAAAAGTATCAGTCAATACTGCTCGCCAATCTAAATATGCTAGTACAGACCCATCAGCTCACAAGAAAGCTAAAAGTATATTCCAAAGAATTAAAGATAAGTTTAAAAAGAAAGATGATAAACCTAAAAAGAAAT